ATCGCGGTTTCGATGGTGCGGATGGGGCGACGGCCGTCGGAAAGTTCGAAGACGCGTACGCCGTGATGGTAATCGGCGGGCATGGGCTGCTCCTGTCAGGTAGGTGCTGCCCATGTTGCCGGCCACGCGCGCGTGTGTCGCGCGGTGGCGGGTGTAAGCGCAAGGCTTAGGGCCGAATCATCCGGCCGGGTGCATCCACAGGTGCTGCGGGGTGATGCGGTGGAGGGCTTCGGCCCTGAAGAGCGGCGATCCGGCTTGCGCAAACGCCCAGGCAACCAGTTCCGAGCAGAACCAGCTATCCGGCTCCTGCCAGTCTCGATGCATTGCCAGACCAAAGAGCGCAGTCAGGTCGTAGGGCTTGCCAACCTGCGAGCGGGCCGCCTTGATGACCTCGGCCGGGGCGGGGCATGGCAGATCGACGATTACATGATCTGAATGCTTGGCAATAACTTCGGCAAGCGGTGCAACTCGTACTGCCGGCCAGGTCGCCTCGATCGCTTCGTCACCATCGACCAGGGCCACATGCGACCAGCGTGACCAGGTGACCGTGCGGATGATGGCGGCTAGTGGCAGCTTCGACGTGCAAAAGAGGACGCGCATGGTGCTACCCGGCGAAGGTTGCCGGCCAGCCGGCCGAGAAGTCGTAGGACGCCGGGTCGGCGCTGGCTTCCATGGCTGCCTTGTGGGTCTCTGCTGCGCCAAAAATCGCCTGATCGCTGGCGGCGCCGGCTGCCAGAATCTGCTGGGCCAGCGTTTCCGTCATTGTGACGAAGGAGCCGTCCATGGTCTTCCATTGGAGTCCGGTGGGGATATTGGCGCCGAGGAGCACCAGGCCGAGCTGCTGCGAGCGTGATTTTTGGTCAGAGTGGAACCAATTGGCGCCGACCTTATACCCGCCTTGCTCTGAGCGACGATCACGCTCTGCTTTAATTTTCAGCCAGATATCCGCCGTGCTTGGTGGCGAGCGTTCAATTTTGACTGGTTTGCCGGTTTCGTCATGGCCAATACAAGCCTCTGCCATATCACCGACGAGCAAAGCCAAATGCTCATCATCGGTAATCTCGATGGCATCTTCTGGAATGTTGACGTGGATTCCATCGATATAGATTCCGCATGTTGATTGACTGAATTTTTTACCCATGGAAATCACCGTTAATTACCGATTGCAAGATAGGAAACCGACGAAGAAGCAACCGTTGACTCAAGAAAGACCTGTGTCAGCGATGTTGTGTTGCCAACAGTATTTACCGATTCTGCGCTCCCTTTGCTTGTTGTAAATACTTGCCAGAAGGCGGTCGGGAACGCTATCGGAAGCATGTAGTTTTCGCCATTTGCAGCCGGCGATCCCGATCCCCACTGAATCACCAGACCACCCGCAAACCATGCTGGGAAAATGATGTAACCGTTTACTCCGAGAGAGAATGATGCGCCGATTGCCCCAAGCGTGGTCCGCATCGTCGCTGCATCGGCATCGTCAAGAAGAGTACGTGCGAAGGCGGTCAGCGTGGTGGTGCTAAAGGTATCTACGCCGGTCGCATAGATCAGCTTGTCAGCGGCAGTGACGACGGCAGCGAGTGCGGTTAATGCGGCATCGGAAGCCTGGGCGCCCAAGGTAGTACGGGCGGTTGCTGCGTCGGCATCATCGAGCAGGGTCCGCGCGAAGGCGGTTAGCGTGGTCGTTGCAAAAGTGTCGACGCCGGTTGCGTAGATCAGCTTGTCCGTAGCTGTAACGATTGCGGCGAGTGCTGTCAAGGTCGCATCGAGCGACTGCTTTCCGGCCAAGGCATTGGTGATTGTCGTTGCGAAATTTGGGTCATCACCGAGCGCGGCAGCGAGTTCGTTCAGGGTGTCGAGAGTGGCTGGAGAGCTGGCAACCAGCGCGGCAATTGCTGCCTGGGTAAATGCCGTCGTTGCCAGTTGCGTTGTGTTTGTTCCAGGCGCTGCAGTCGGGGCAGCCGGAACACCTGTAAATGTCGGCGAGGCTAGTGCTGCGGCGCCGAGCGTAACCCGCATCGTTGCTGCGTCGACGTCATCGAGCAAGGTCCGGGCGAAGGCAGTCAGCGTGGTCGTCGAAAAAGTGTCGACGCCGGTCGAGTAAAGCAGCTTGTCGGCAGCCGTAACCAGCGCAGCGAGCGCAGTCAGGGTGGCATCCAGTGGCTGCTTGTTCGCATTGAGCCATTTTGTGCGATTTGCAAGGGCCTGGCCCTGCGAATTTGCAAAGCCACCAGAACCGCCGACCCACACAGAGTCTGTTTCGATCTGCGGGATCGTTGCATCGAATTGAGATAGTTCGTTAAGGTTTCCCATTGATTTTCCTAATTCAAGGTGGTGGCAACAGATCCACAGGTGTAGTTGCCGTTGCAGATCACGCTACCGTCGCAGCGGAATGCGGCAGCGCTGAAGTCGATGGAAAGTAATTGCGTGGCGTAACGTCCGACAGCCTCAAGCGTGCGCTTGATCAGCAGTGCGTCGCCGATCGTCAGCGGTTGGAAGAGGCGGACCCGATAGGTTGCCCAACGGCCGCCACAGGTATGAGTCCCGTCGGCGATGACTGATCCATCGCAACGGATGTAATCGGTGCGCTCGATTAGTTGGGCGTCGGGTTGGCCAAGCATCGATAAGGCGCGACGGATGGAAGTTGGCGTGCCCTTCGTACGATGTGTTTCCGGAGCAGAGGCGATGACCGCCCGCTTTTTCGCTTCGCTCCATTTGTCGTCCCATTCGTCGACGGAGACCGCCCAGGCGAGGTAGGGCAGTAGCGCGACCGGACAGGTGGCGGCGTTCCACAGGTTGGCGACGACGGACGGCAGGGCGGCGAGGCGGGCGGCGCCGGTGCGATCGAGGGCGCGTTCGAGTGGGGTACTGCTCGGTGGCAGCAGGGTCGGCGGATGGCTCATTCGACCCCGATGACGGTGACGGTGATGCCGGTACAGTAGGGCGCCTGGCCTTCGGTGCAGACTATATCGGCGGCCGGGCTGACGACGATGGCTTTCTTTACGCCGGGACGGTGCGCGGCGGCCTTGATGGCGCTGTCGATGATGTCGTTGCCGAGCAGGTGGTTGGCGGCGGCGAACTGGGCGAGGGAGGTTTCCGAGGCGGGCGCTACCAGTTCGGTCGACGGGCCGGCGAAGAGCACCAGGTGGATATCGAGCGTGTATTCGATGACCGCGGCCGGCGACACGACGACTTCGTCGCACAGCGGCCGGATGTCTTCGGCCGACAGCGCGGCGGCGACGGTATCGAGCAGAGCGGGCGCTGGCACGCCGTTGCCGGTGCGCGACAGGACGAAGACTTCGACGGTGCCGGATTGCGGCCGGGTGGCGCGGGCGTCCTTGACCTGCCCGGCGGCCGATAGCGCGTGGAAGCGGTAGGCATCGCGCGGCCCGGCGACGGATTCGCTTTCCGGCTGCAGTTGCAAGCGCATGCGGTAATCGTCGTCCTCTTCCCGCACGGCCGGTGTCGGCGGGATGGTGGTTTCGTCGGCCGGGGTGATGGTCAGACGCTCAGTGCCGTCGTAATAGGTGACGCCGAGGTGGTCGAGGTCGGCGCCGGTGGTGAAGGCGAGCAGCAGGGCGCGGGCTTCGTCGTTGTAGCGGGCGCGGAGCAGCAGTTCGCGGTAGGCGAAGGTTTCGACCAGTTTGACGACTGGATTGGATTCCAGATCGATGACATCAGCCGATTCCGGATGGCGGGCAAGGAAGTCGGCCTTGGTGTCGGCAACGATGGCCTCAAAGGAGAGGGCTTCGACGACCTCGGGGGCCGGCAGAGAAGAAAGATCGACGATCATTGCAGGGGGACCGAGATGTTGAGGCGCTGGCCGGCGCGCGGGCCGGTTCGCTTGGTGGCGGTGAGGTCGATGGTGGCGGTGCCGTCCATCTCCTGGCTGAACCCGACGCTGGTCAGGGCAACGCGCGGTTCCCAGCGCAGGATGGCCATGTAGGCGGCGGCCTGCAGGCGCAGTCGGTTGGCCTGGTTGCCCGGGTGGTCAATGAGGTCAGGGAGCATGGAACCGTAGGTGCGGCGCATGACGCGGCTGCCGACCGGGGTGAACAGGATGTCGGCGATGGACTGCCGGATGTGGGCGTCCTCGTCGATGGCGCGGCCGGTGTGGCGGTCGATCATACGGGGCCTCCGGTATTGCTGCCGCCCGGATACACACCGCTGTGTTCGTGATCGTCGAGGACGATCCCGTTGGATTCGATACGGCCGCCGGTGCCGATCTGCACGACGTTTTGTTGCTCATGCAAACCATCGTGGTGGCGCATGTTGCCGCTGATGTCGCTGCCGTTCTCGCCAGCATAGCCGGCCAGCCCGTTGTTGTA